TTCCAGTTTTATGATGTAACGTAACTCCATTATCTGCCAATTCTTGTCGAATTTCTTCGTTTGTCATTGAGTTAATGGGAACTGCTGATGTAGTGTCTTCCATACTTCCTCCTATTTTAATAATTTATTTTTAATACTTTGGGATAAGTTACCCCATGCTCTACTTTTATTTCTATTTTTATACATTTCTCTATATTTTCTAAGCTGTATCTCAGTAAATCCAGCTTTTCCTCCGCTAGATGTAGATGAAGCTTTAGATGCAGATTTTTTTGCAACTGATCTAGATACTGGTTTACCTGTTCTATTATCTAATTTAGTTGTCGTTCTTTTACCAGTATTTTTAAACCAACTAGGATGGGCTTTTCTAACTTTGTCGAAACCTTTTTTTCCTCCTCCAGCTGCTCTAATTGCTTGTCCTACTTGTCTCGCTAAATGTGGTAGTACTTGCCACATAGCTATTCTCCTTTAAAATGGTATATCGTCTTTACTTTTTTTAGTAGGTGGTTTTCGTCCTTGTTTAAAGTCTTTCTTACTTAACCGTCCATATTGTGGGCTATTAAAAGCACGATCTTCTGAAGCTATATCATATTCCAAGTCTCTACGCTTTTTTGCTTTGTTTTGTTCTACTCTAGTTTTCTTACTAGGTTTTTTCTTAGTATAACTTCGACTTTTCTTTTTTATAGCTTTCCTAAGTAATTTAGCAGCCATTGTATTTTTCCTTAGCTAAAAGAATATTTTATCGTCTTTATTTTTCCAATATTCTTTGTCTTCTTTTGCTTGTTTTTTATTAAAGACGGCTTTTGCCTTCTTACGGGATCTCTTTTTCTGTGACTGCGTTGAGGGCTTTGGAAAATTAGCAGAGCCTGAAAATTGACGGTCTTCTGCTTTCATATCTTTTACTAGGTTTTTTCTCTTATTTCTTGCTGTTCTAGTTTTCTTATTAGGTGTCTTCTTACCCTTACTTTTTGCTAATTTAGCAACTTTACCTATTAAACTACCAGCCATAACTATCTCCTATTAAAAGTCTCCCCCTCCCGCTACTCTGCGAGTAGCGGTCGGGGGGACGGTCAAACAATGTTAATTATACTGCTGTTTTACATGTCCAAATAATACCAAGACGCTCTGGACGAAGTGCCATAAAACCGTAGTACCATTTGATGGAGTAGAACCCTACCTCACCATATGGATCATCCAAAGAAGCTATTTCTTTACCAGGCTTCTTATGGTTAACGGAAAATTTAACACTCTTTCCATCAGTCTGAAAACCGATAGTAGTGAAAGCACCATCACCAACAACCAACATTGGATAGATGTCTGCACCATTCTTACCAGTACCTGCACTATCACCACCAGCTGCACCACCTTTTCGGTCATGCTGCATTTCCGGAACTACAACAATACGAAATTGATCAACAGAACCTATTTCGCCATGTAGAGTATTAGCAGCATCAGCATATTTTTCTACGCTAATAAAACCACTACCAACACCAGAACCGGAAATATCAGTCATTTTACGTACTACAGGAATCAATTCAGATCCTATGTACATAACTCGACCACCATTAACGGTCTTAGTATCAACCATACGAGAACCGCTAATAATCTTCGTTTGCTTAGGAGTCTTATTATCATCCAAAGCAATAGAAAGATTCATCAGATCGTTATAAACAACAACTTCATCAACAGCCAATTTCAATGCTGTTCTAGCAGAACCTGCTGCGGTATCCGTACCATCAAGAGCACCAGAAGCCCCAGAACAGAAGTAAGCAGTACCATCAGAAGTTGCAGTAGTAATCAGATCTTTCTGAAGCTCAGCTTCAGTAATCTCATTAGCACCAACAAGAGCTTCCTCAACAATATGTGATAACAATTCTGAATCAGAATCGAAATCCATTGATTCTTGAGTGTACTCAGTGAAAAAACCACGTTTAAGAAGTTCACCTTCAACTTGAGTACGTGTGAAACCAACTCGGTTAACCCGACCACCGTGTTCACGGAGGGTTGGGATTTTATTTAAAATAGCACCAGTATCTTTTTGTGAACCATAAAGATTCTGATCATTCAATGCAACATCGCCGTTAGCACCTGCTGCAGTTATAGCATCTGCTTCATTGGCTTCAGCATAAGAAGTCCGCACACCAGAAGAATTCCAAGCAGTCCATGTACCTGCTACTTGGTAAGCAGCTTCAGCAGCATCGAGTCCTTGGTCGCCGGTGTTTAATACATCAAGCAATGGAACATAAACATCTTGCTTGATTTTCTTACCCATATGCTTAGGCATCGCACGTACATCAGCCAAAGGCATGAAATACTGGTGATCCCGAACAGCTATAAGGGCCTTTTTAAAATAATAGTCAGTAATGGCTTGAGGGCCTATTCCCGACTCTGTCCCACTAGCAGTACTAGTAGGGGAGTTATACGCATTTGCGGTTGATAAAGCCATTTTCTTGTCCTAGTTAATAGTGATTAATTACCGGACAGCATACTTCTTCATAAAATCTTCATCTGATAAACCTAAAAAGTTATCATCAGATGGAGCTTTCTTTGTAGTAGTCTGCTTGACCGGTGCTGCTGCTTTTCGTTTTTTATCACGATCAGTCTCAGCTTTTTCGTCAGTTTTACTTGATACTTTCGACTTCCCAACAGGTTTTCCAGGTTGCTTAAACATATTATTTTTATTCATATATTCTGCAACTTGTCGATACGCTTCTACATCAGGAATTCCATCTAGTTTACCTAGTGCTTTTTCCTGTTGTAATACTGCGTTTACTTCATCATAAATACCATTAGCCATATGTGCATTAACAATCCCAATAATTTCAGGTTGGTCTGAGATAACACTTCTACTTTCTGTATCCCATTCCTTAGTTAAAACATTAATGGTTTTATTAAATGTTTCGGTATCTTTGATGTCATCGAGTACACGATCCAAATTATATTCTTTATCTGTAACAGAATAATTAGTTGGTTCGTAGTCTGTGGGTGCATCTTTGTCGATTTCTAAAGGATCTACATCACTTTCTTTTACAAGCTTAGCGATAGCTTTAGGGTCCTTTTTGGATAAATCAATTAGATTATTCAATTTAGCTTCATCAAGAAGCTCATTGTTTTCTAACATCTTAATTATCTTCATATTGGGCTTTAGTTTGCCCATCTTCTTCTGATAATTAGCACCCATCTGCATTAAACGGATAATATCCTCAGGACTCTTAACCTGCATATCAATGCCATTGGCCTTGAAAGGTTCAGACACCTTTTTATAAGCACTTTCGTAATCAAACTCTGTAGTTTCCGGAGTATCCTCCTTCGTATCAGGCGAGTCTTTCTTACTAGTATCAAGAGATTCTGTCGTGTCACTATCAGCGAAAGGTTCAGGCTCCGTCTGGGTATCCCCTTCAGGTTGGCTTACTTCTTCCTCTTCAGGTGTAGCTTCAGTTTGCTCCTGTGCTTCACTTACCTCCTCTTCAGAGGTAGCAATCTTATTCTCATCAGTTTGATCTGATGATTCAATTTCTTGTTCAGCTGGTTGTTCTTCCACAGCCGAAGTAGTTTCCTTAGCTAAAAGTTCTTCGGGGTCTTTTTCTAAGAATGCTGCGTCAGATAAGCCTAAAGAAGTTTGGGTCATACTTTAATCTCCTCAGCTAAAATTTCTTCACGAGTTTCTTCGTGTTCATTTAAAGCTTGATCCATTTCAGCACCGCGTCTCATAACTGATTCAATATAATTAGCTAAAGCTCCAATACCATATTGCATGTTATCAATTAATTTCATTTGATCGGCGTTAAGATTAGAACTTTTAGCCATAACTAAACGGGCCGCTTCTTCTTTAAAATAACCTGTATCAATAACATCTTTCCATGTTTTACTAGCTGTTAATTTAACACAATTATCTCTTAATTTTCTTAATTTCTCGGCCATTTCAATCTGGATTTCAACTTGCTCTAAATCTGTCATACTCCTCCTCGTGTTTTAGTTAATTGATCAAATGCACTTTTATCAAGATTAGATAACCTATCGTGCTCTTTGCTCTCCATGTTTTGAGCATGCTTTCTACTTTCTAGATCCATTTCTCTCATATCTCTGGCTCCAGACTCTTTATCAACAAAGTCCAGATCCTTATTATCAGAATCACTATGCATACTTCGTGCTTTAGCAAGTTCTGTTTGAGTCTTGGCACTCTTAAGCTCAACATCAACTGCATTCTCTTGGCCCTTAGCAGTTTCATTCTGAACTTGTGCTTGAAGTAATGCTAATTCTAATTGTGCTTTTTGTTGTGCTAATGGATCAGGTTGTGGTTGGTATTCGGCAATGCGTTTAGCTAAATCAGGCATCTTACGTAATTTAGCGATATCAGCTAATATCATCTGACTCATTTCTGGAGGCATAGTATTGCCCATAGTTTGTAGCATAAATGCTAGTTCACTACCTTTTTGTTCATCAGCTTCAGCAGTAGAAATATTAAGCTTGATATCATATTTCCCTCCTAAATCATTTCGATTAATAGCTATAAACTTTTCATTGGTGATACGAATAATTTCTTCGTCTTCCAGAAACTCTGAATTCATTGAAATAACTTTACGACCAATCTGATTCAATCCATTTGAAAGTCTGCGCAAAATACCTAATTCACGTTTAGATGTAGCATCAAGTGCTGATCTGATACCAGTGGCCGTAACTCCTAATGCTTGTCCTGAAATACCTTGAGTAAATGCTTTAACACCCGTCAATGCTTCAGCATCATTATTCTGCATGTTAAGTACTTCTAGTGCAGATCTAGGAATCTCTGGGTATACTTCCATATGAAATGCTTGTCTAGGATCTACATTAGCATTAAATTTATAATCTTCACCGCGTTCGAACTTACGAGCATTAGTTACATCAAGAGCATCTTTCCTAATCCCTTGCTGTCCACTAGCGCTACGCCCAATAATATCAATAATACCGCGAGTAACAGCACCCACAATCTTTTGATTGTCTTCAATGAGGGCGGCATCTGGTTCTCCATAGATATTTTTACGTCTGGGTAAATACTGAACTAATACAAAAGGGAGTTTCTTATCTGGATAAGGATTTTCTTCCATTCTAATAAAAGTATTGCCTACCCAGGTAGCTACAAAAGGTTTAACCTCTCCAGTATCATCAATATCCCAAAATCCCCAGTATTCTCTAGCAATAA